TATCAACTTCAACAGCAAGTGGTTCGGTTGCATATGTAAAAGCAATCAACGCAGTATCTAATCCAGATGATTTCGATATCAATTTGGTATCTGCACCAGGTGTTGTAAGAAGATTACACTCTTATGTATTTGATAAAGTAACTGATATGGTAGAAGCTAGAGAAGATGCATTCTTCATCGGTGATACAACTGATAAAGATGATACTATCGCTCAAGCAATCCTACAAGGTGAATCAGTTGATTCTAACTACGTTGGTACTTATTACCCATGGGTTAAAACAATTGATAGTAGAACTAATAAATTAACTTCAGTTCCTCCATCAGTATTGATGCCAGGTATCTACGCTGAAAACGATGCAGTTGCAGCCGAATGGTTCGCACCAGCAGGTTTAAACAGAGGTGGTATCACCGGAGCAGTTTCTGTACTAAACAGATTAACTCACGCTGAGAGAGATACACTATATGAAGGAAAGATTAATCCAATCGCACAATTCCCAGGTGAGGGTATCGTTGCATTCGGACAGAAAACTCTACAAGATAGAGCATCTGCACTTGATAGAATCAACGTAAGAAGATTATTAATCAAAGTGAAGAAATACATCGCATCTACATCAAGATACCTTGTATTCGAACAAAACACATCTCAAACGAGAGGTAAGTTCTTAAATACTGTTAATCCTTATTTAGAAGGAATACAACAAAGACAAGGACTTTACGCTTTTAGAGTGGTAATGGATGAATCTAACAATACACCAGATGTAATCGATAGAAACATCTTGGCAGGGGCAATTTACTTACAACCTACTAAGACAGCTGAATTCATTGTAATTGATTTCAACATTCTACCGACTGGGGCTAGTTTTACGGCATAACTAAAAATTAAAAAGAACTATATTTATAGTAGTATATAATAGGAGAAAAACAAAATGGCAGAAGTATTAGAATTTAACGATATGTTCTACACGAACTTCGAACCGAAGATGAAGAACAGATACATCATGGAAATTGATGGTATCGCTTCATATTTGATTAAAACGGCAAATAGACCTTCTATTTCCTTCGAAGTAGTAACATTAGACCACATCAACGTAAAAAGAAAACTCAAAGGTAAAGGTGAATGGCAAGATATTGAAATCACTTTATTTGACCCAATCGTTCCAAGTGGAGCACAACAAGTAATGGAATGGGTGAGAACATCACACGAATCTATTACAGGTAGAGATGGATATGCAGATTTCTATAAGAAAGATATCGATATCTATATGTTAGGACCAGTTGGTGATAAGATTGAAAATTGGAAACTTAAAGGTGCATTTATTAACAATGCAGTATTTAATGATTTAGACTGGGCTTCAAATGACCCATCAGAAATCAGTTTAACACTTTCTTACGATTACGCAATCTTAGAATACTAATACTATAATATACTTTTGATACTTCATAAAAGGTTCTCTTAGTGAGAACCTTTTTTTATGCCTTTTTTCCAACTTTTTAAAAGTTATATATTTATATACGAACATTAAAATAAAAGTTTATGGCAAATTATGATTTTCCAACTGAAGTGATAGAATTACCATCTCAAGGTAAGACTTACATGGAAGGACACCCGTTATCAAAGGGTACGGTGGAGATTAAGTATATGACTGCGAAAGAAGAGGATATACTTGCTTCCCAAAATTTGATAAGGAAGGGGGTGGTTCTTGATAAGTTATTCGAATCTGTTGTGGTCGAAGAAGGAGTGAATATAGGTGATATATTCGTTGGCGATAAAAACGCAATTCTTCTTGCAACTCGTGTCTTGGGATATGGGGCAGATTACGAAGTAGAAGTTACAGACCCATTTACCTTAGAACAACAAAAAGTGAATATTAATTTATCAAAAGTACAAACTAAGGATATTGATTTTGATAAATTGAATTCAGATAATTCATATGAATTTGAATTACCTACCTTAAAAAAAACTATCAAGTTTAAACTACTCACTCATAAGGATGAAATTGATATCAACAAAGATATTCAAGCAATGCAGAGATTGAGTGGTAAAGGTGATGTACCATCACAAGATGTATCTACAAGATTGAGATATATGATACAAGATGTAGATGGTAATACAGATACGGGATTCATTAACAACTTTGTAAAAAACAATCTTTTAGCTAAAGATTCAAGAGCTTTAAGAAACTATGTCAGAGAAATCTCACCAGATTTAGATTTAACATTTGATTTTACTTCTGATATAACAGGTGAAACGGAGGCACTTGATATACCGTTTGGTGCCGGGTTTTTTTACCCTTCCGAGTGATTACTCAATCCAACTTCATAACCAGATTTGGGAAATGGTTAACTTCGGTAATGGATTTACTTGGTCAGAAGTTTACTTCATGCCAATCCATTGGAGAAGATTCTATTTTAAGAAGTTAGTAGAGGCAAAGAAAAAAGAAAAACAAGAAATGGATAAGGTTGGTAAAAAATCTTCTCCAAAAGGACCATCAGTAAGAGTGAGGAAATAATTCCTCACTTTTTTTGTGCTCTATATTTATAGTAGTATAAAACTATAAAGGAGATACCCATGTCAAAAGAAAAAGTAAACGAAGGATTGTTTGGAGCAGCTAAGAAGTTCTCTGATGCATTCTTTGATGGATTGAAAAATAACGCTACTAATTCAATGTTATCTAAAGCTAAAAAGCAAGGTATGCCATCTAAAGTAATTCAACAAATGACAAAACTTCAAAAAGAAAAACAAGAACTTGATTCATTAATTAAGAAATATTCTAAATAATTAAATGGCAAAGTCAAAATCGGATTTATTAAGAGAAATTAAAAAACTTCAAGGTGACCTAAATCAACTTGAAAAAATTAGTACGTCCTTGACTGAAGAACAAATAAAATTACAAGAAAAACTAAAAGGCCAAATAGTAAGAAGAGCAAGAGAAGTAAAAAAAGTTAATCAAGAAGAAATAAAGAATAAACAAATTGTAATTGATGGTATATCAGAACAAGAAAGAGGAATAAAATCTCTTTCAGGTATATACGGTCCAATGAGTAAATTAGAACAACAGAGAGTTAGTTCTCTGAGAGAATCTGGTACTCAACATAAAAAGAATATATCTTCTTTATCTACAATGCAATCTTTAAATGAACAGATTGCAAATCTTTCAGCAAATGATGTAATTCAAAGAGAATCTTTACAATCACAATTTAATGCAGAATTAGATTCATTAGATAAGAGAGGTAAGGGAATTGAAGAACAAATTGCTTTAATGACTCAAACAAACCAATTAGCTAACAACTATGCAGGTTTAACAGATAAACAAAAACAATTTTTAGAAAAACAAAGAGCAGTATTAGAAGGAATCCAAGATACGATTGGAGGAGTTCTCGATACGGCTAGATTACTAACATCAACCGTTGGTGGAGTATTAGGTTCAGCTTTAATTGGAGCTGGGTATGCTATTGATAAGTTAGGACAAAGTACACGAGAGTTTGGAGGTTTCTTAGGAGAAGCTCAAGTTAGTGCAACTGGTCTTTCTTTAGTATTTCCACAAGCATTAGAAGCTACTAAAGGATTATCAGCAGAATTAGGTGGAATTGAGGAGTTATCATTCCAAACACAACTTAATACCAACTTAATGGCTACTAATATGGGTATTAGTGGTTCAGAAGCAGCTAAACTGACTGGAGCATTCGCACGATTAAATGGTGGTTCTGTTGAAACTGCACAAAACTTAGCAGCATCTACTAAAGAATTTGCTAAACAAAATGGTGTAATTCCATCACAAGTAATGCAGGATGTTGCAAATTCAACACAGGCATTTGCTGAATATGGTAAGGATGGTGGTAAGAATATAGCACAAGCAGCTGTTATGGCAGCAAAACTTGGTGTTAATATGAGTACTGTTACAGGTGTAACCGATTCTCTTTTAGATTTCGAATCATCTATTACTAAAGAATTAGAATTGGGAGCAATGTTAGGTAGAAATATCAACCTTAACAAAGCAAGACAATTAGCATATGATGGTAAGTTAGGTGCTTCTGTAAAAGAAACCATCAAACAAATGGGTGGTATTAATGCATTCAACAAGATGGATGTATTCCAAAAAAGACAGGCCGCTGAAGCAGCTGGAATGACAGTAGAACAATTCCAAAAGATGGCTGCTAATATGGATAAATTAAATGATGATGGTTCTATTCAGTTATCTAAATTTGATACTCTTAAAGAAACTCTTACTGGTATTGTAACTGGTCCACTTGGTGGAATGGTTAAAGGATTAGGTTCAGCCGCAATTGCAGCTGGTCAAATGGGAGTTGATGTAAAAGGAATGGCTGGTAAATTACCAGGTATTGGAAAACTATTCAACAAACTTCCATCTAAAGGTGGAGGTGGTATTGCATCAACCGCTACAACTGCAGCTGGTGGTGCCGGTGGTGATGGTGTAGCAGGTAAACTAAACAAAGCAAGTGGTGGTAAAGGAATGAATGTAATGAATATGGTTAAGGGAGCAGCAGCAATCTTAATCTTATCAGCCGCTTTATTCGTTGCTGCTAAAGCATTCCAAGAATTTGGTTCAGTAACTTGGACATCGGTTGGTATGGGATTAACTGGTTTAGCAGGTATGGCAGCAATAGCTATGGTACTTGGTAAAGTAAGTGGACAATTATTACAAGGTTCAATTGCAGTAGCAGCTTTAGGATTAGCACTTGTACCATTTGCATTATCTATGAAGATGATGGGTGATATAGGTATAGGACAATTTGCAACAATAGCTGGAGGATTGATACTTCTATCAGCATCAGCAGCGGCATTAGGATTTGCTTTACCATTTATAACCGCAGGTTCAATTGCAATTGCACTATTAGGAGCTTCATTGATAGTATTTGGAGCTGGTGCTTTGATGGCAGGAAAAGGATTAGAAGTATTTGGAGGAGCAGCATCTATGATTTCTGAGATGGTTCCACAAATTACTCAAATGGTAGGTTTGATTGGACCAATGTCAGTAATGATACCTGTAATAGCAGGATTAGCTGGAGCATTTGCTTTACTTGGAGCTTCTCTTGGATTTTTAGGAATAGCTGGATTACCAGGTCTTGTAGTACTTGCTGGAGTTGCAGCATTGGCTGGACCAATTAGTAAGTTAGCATCTGTATTAGGATTAGGTGGTGATGAGAGTAGTACCGAAACAACCGCAGTTGAAGAAGGTTCACTTTCAGAATATCAATCACAGATGTTACAGAAGATGGATATGTTAATACAAACAACTGCAGGTACTAGAGATGTTTATTTAGATAAAGATAAAGTTACCAATGTTATAATGGATAGAGCTGAACGAGGAAGTGGTAACGTATTTGGATTAGGAGTAGCATAAGATGGGAAAAACACTATTAGAATTATTTAAAGGTTCAACTCAAGATAAATCTGTAAAATCAGATAAAGAAACTCTTGTAGAACAAGAACTTACTGGTGTAAGAACTAAATCTGCCGTTGAACTAAACAATCCACTTATATATGGAAATGAAGCTACTCGTATAGCACAACGTTCTACTC